CATCCACAGCGGCAGGCCAGAGACAAGCGAAGGCTACGAGTTTAGGCTAGACGGCCAACTGGCTGACAGCACGTTAGAAGGCTTTAGAGATAGCGCATTCAAGGCAGGCCTGTCAGGCAAGCAAGCGCAAAGCGTGGCTGAGTTTATGGATACCAGCTTGGGCCAGATGGCAACAGACCGCGCCGATCAGGCTGACACACTGCGCCATGAAGGCGAGCAGGAACTGCGCCAGCAATACGGCAAGGCATTTGATCAGCGCATGGAAATGGCAATGGGCGCTGCAAGGCAAATGCTTGGCGATAAGGTAGACATCTTAGAAGAGGTTGAACTGTCTGACGGCAGGTTGCTGGGCGATCACCCGGAAATCATCAGGATGTTCAGCGCGTTTGCCGAGCAGATTGGCGAGGATAACTTGATCGGAGAAACAGCCGAGATGGTTATGACGCCAGACGAGGCGCAACGACAGCTAAGTGAGGTCACGCGGCGGGACGGCCCATATTGGGATCGTGATCACCCGGAGCGTGAACAATACGTGCAAGAGGCGTTACGCCTGCGCGAATACCTTTAGAGTTTAGCGGATAAGCTACGGCCCCGCGCATCATGCTGGTGTGACCAGCAGGCTGACAACCTTTACCGTCATCATACAATTCTAAACTTACCTGACTTGTATGCTGGCGGCGTCAAGCACGGCCCCGGCTGGGACAACCGAGCGATAAACCCTTTAATTTCATAAGCTTAGGAGTGAGACAAATGTCGTCACAAATCACTACAGCTTTCGTCAACCAATATTCTTCCAACATCCAGATGCTCTCGCAGCAAATGGGATCGCTCCTGCGTGGCGCGGTTGATGTTGAAAGTGTCAATGGTGAGAAAGCATTCTTTGATCAGGTCGGCTCTGCCGCTGCTGTTCTTAGAACAACCCGTCACGCGGATACCCCGCTGATCGATACACCCCACAGCCGCCGCATGGTCACAATGAGTGACTATGAATACGCTGACTTGATCGATGATCAGGACAAGGTGCGTTTGTTGGTTGATCCAACATCAACCTATGCACGCGCAGCAGCCGCTGCCATGGGCCGCGCCATGGATGACGTGATCATCGCAGCCGCGATTGGGACAGCTAAAACAGGCAAAGATGGTTCCACATCTACTGCCCTGCCAAGCAGTCAAAAAATTGCGCATGGTTCGGCTAATTTGACCATTGCTAAACTGCTATCGGCCAAACAAATCATGGACGAAAGCAGCGTTGATCCATCAATCTCGCGTTACTTAGTTTGCGCGCCAGATCAGATCAGCGCTTTGCTTGGCACAACACAGGTCACGTCGAGTGATTTCAATACTGTGCGCGCCTTAGCAACTGGTGAGATTAATTCGTATCTTGGATTCAACTTCATCGTGTCAAATCGCTTAACCACTGACAGTGACGGCAACCGCGCCGTAATCGCTTTCGCTGGGGATGGCATCAAACTGGCGATGGGCAAGGAGCCTACAGCAAGGATCGATGAGCGTTCCGACAAATCGTACGCAACTCAAGTGTACTACTGCCAGACGATTGGCGCGACCCGCATGGAAGAAGCCAAGGTCGTTGAAATCGCGTGTACGGAATAAGGAGATAGAAAATGGCTACTGTTTATTCTGTTCAGAGAACTAACTCTCGCGCAACCCCGATCACGAAAAACCCTGCCAATGTCATGGGTGGACGTGTGCGGATTGCACATGGCGTTTATGAAGCGTCATCTCTTGCATCTGGCGATGTCATTGAGATGTTCACTTTGCCTGACGGCGCGCGTCTAATTGAAGGCAGCTTGGCGCATGACGCGCTGGGCGGCTCCACCACATTGTCTGTCGGCTATGCAGCCCACACCAATGCGGCGGGTACTGCCGTGTCAGCGGCGGCTGCAGGTTACAAAGCTGCGGCTGCGTCAACATCAGCGCAGAAGGTGGACATTCTTGCCACCTTGGCGCTGGGGTCTGGCACCGTCACTGACACCAATGAAGATGGCGTAATTGTCACCTGCACGATGGGCGGTGCCGCTGGCACTGGCACCATTGAGGTCACCATCAAATACGCTGTTGACTGATTAGGGCAGGGGCGGTTCGCCGCCCCTACCTTCCTACACCCCCCTAAAATTTTGGTGATTGCATGACTTCTACAGTCGATATTGCAAACAATGCGTTGAACGTGTTGGGTGCTTCCAATATCTCTGCGTTTGACGAGAACAGCAAAGCTGCGCGCATCGTCAATCAGCGATATGACAGCATCCGCGATAGCGTATTCCGCGCACATCCTTGGAACTGCCTAATCAGGCGTCAGGATCTTGCGCAATCATCCACAGCCCCGGCGTTTGGATATGCTCACCAGTACCCCCTGCCGACAGATCCCTACTGCCTGCGCGTCTTAGAGTTTAGCAACGGCAGCATGTCCTATCCGCAGGACAACATGAAGAACAACAGCGGTGGCCCTGCGTTTGTCATCGAAGGCCGCAACATCGTCACCGATGAAGGCACCGCAAAGATTAAGTATGTGGCGCGCATCACAGATCCCAACGAGTATGACAGCGGATTGATTGAGGCATTATCAATGCGCTTGGCGGCTGAGATGGCTTACGCAATCACCGGGTCAACTAGCATGGTGCAGATCACCACATCAGCATATGATCAGTCACTGAAAGAAGCGCGCTTTGTTGATAGCACCGAGGGCGCAACCCGGCGCATAGAAGCCAGTGACTTCATTGAGGCGCGCTACTAGATGGCGCGATCAGCCCCCAGCTTTAGCAGCTTTGCAGCGGGTGAAATTAGCCCACTGCTGGAAGGCCGCACAGGCATTGAGAAATACCGCGAGGGCTTGGCAGATCTCACCAACATGGTGGTCATGCCGCAAGGTGGTGTGAAGCGTAGACCCGGCACAGAGTTCTTAGGCGAGGTCAAATCGTCTAGCGTTAAAACCCGCCTGATCCCGTTTCAGTTTAAAACCAGCGACACATATATTCTTGAGTTTGGCGACAGCATTATGCGGGTCTACCGCAATGGCGCGCAGGTTCTCAACGCCACTGCCAAGACGATCACAGCCATCACCAAAGCCAACCCCGGCGTGTTGACCAGCAACAGCCACGGGTTCAGCAATGGTGATGAGGTTTACATTGCCAGCGTTGGCGGCATGACTGAATTAAACGGGCGCAACTACCGGGTGGCCAATAGCACCACCAACACGTTCACCCTGACGGATTTGTACGGCGTGGCTATCAACACCACCAGCTTTACCACGTTTACATCTGGCGGCACTGCTACCGAGATCTTTGAACTAGCCAGCCCATATCCAGAGGCTGTGCTGTTTGACGTGCGCTTTGTGCAATCTGCTGACACGATGTATTTCGTGCATCCCAGCTACGCGATCCGCACCCTAGTCAGGGCAGACCATAATGATTGGACGTTTGCCACGCCATCGATCAGCGGATCACCATCGCCAAACCTCAACAACGCATCAGACAACTACCCGTCAGTGGTGACGTTCTTTGAGCAGCGGCTGGTCTTTGGCAACACCAACAACAACCCGCAGACGTTGTGGTTCAGCAAAAATGCCGACTACCTCAACATGACGACAGGCACTGGCGATAATGACAGTTTGATCTACACCATTGCGTCAAACCAAGTAAACGCAATTAGATACCTGTCACCCACCAGAGTGCTGACTGTAGGCACCACTGCAGGCGAGTATGTAGTGACGGCCACATCTGACGGCCCGGTAACACCCACCACCACCCTGATCAGGAAATACAGCAACTATGGATCTGCCGCTGTTGAGCCTGTGCAAGTTGCAGATGTGACGCTGTTTGCCCAGCGCGGAGGTCGCAAAGTCAGAGAGTTTAAGTTCGCTGGCGATGTAAACACCAGCGGCTATCAAGCGCCTGATATGACGATCCTCGCTGAACACATCACAGATGGCGGCATCACCCAGTTTGCTTATCAGCAAGAGCCAGAAAGCATCATTTGGGCGCTGCGGTCTGACGGCACTCTGCTAGGCATGACGTACAGACGCGAAGAGGATGTGGTCGGTTGGCACAAGCATGTGATCGGTGGCGTGTTTGGCACAGGCCAAGCGGTTGTTGAAAGCATCGCGCCGTTGCCCACGGACACCGGGAATGATGACCTGTACATGATCGTCAAGCGCACGATCAACTCACAAACCAAGCGCTACGTTGAGGTGCTGAAGGTGTTTGATTTCGGCAGTGTCACCACGTCTGCATTCTTTGTGGATGGCGGCTTGGCGTACAGCGGATCTGCCACCACTAGCCTGACCGGGCTGTACCATCTGGAAGGCCAAAGCGTGACCGTGTTAGCCAATGGCGCAACGCATCCTGACGAGACAGTATCAGGCGGCGGCATCACGTTGGACTACAGCAGCACCACAGCAGCGGTTGGGTATTCGTTCCCATCCAATATGCAGACCATGCGGATCGAAAGCGGCAGTGAAGATGGCACCAGCCAAGGCAAGCCCAAGCGCATCCATGCAGTTACGCTGCGGCTAAATGAGACTGTCGGCATTGAAGTTGGCAACGCTGCTGACGAGTTGGATCGCATCCCGTTCCGCGACAGTAGCATGGCAATGGATGAAGGCATCCCGTTGTTTACTGGCGATAAAGATATTGAGTTCCGGGGCGGTTATGACAACAACGACAGGATCTATGTGAGACAATCCCAAGCACTGCCGCTGACGGTCTTAGCGCTGTATCCACGTATGAACACGTTTGACACATGATCTTGTATCACGTTGAGCGGATGAGAGACATCCACGAAGAACTAAAGCCGCTGATTGAAAACCATTGGAAAGAGGTCGCGCTAAACCAAGGCACGATAAACTTAAATGTCAATTGGGACGCATTTTTCCAAATGGATGATGACGGCAGATTGCATTGTTCCACTGCGCGTGAAGGTGACAAGCTGGTGGGCTATTTCGTTAACATTATCGTGCCGCACTTACATTATGCGGATCATCTGTTTAGCCACAACGATGCCATTTATGTAGACCCGGCGTACCGTAAGGGCTTCACAGCATGGCGGCTGATTAAGTTTGCGGAAGAGCAGCTTACCATCGCTGGCGTATCGGTCATGATGATCAACACAAAAATGCACAAGCCATTTGATAAACTGCTTCAGCGGCTAAACTTTGTTGGCACTGAAACAATTTACAGCAAGCGTTTGGGAGTAAGCTAGATGGGCGCAACAGCAGCAATCATTGGCGCAGGGGCAAACATTGTTGGCGGCATTAGCGCGCGCAATTCTGCCAACGCGGCAGGCGCAGCGGCGCAGAGGGCAGCTAACTTTAACGCCAGCATAATTGAACGCGACATTGGCTTGCTTGCCAGACAGCGCGGCATCATCAATCAAAACTTTGAGATCGATCAGGAACGCGCTGCCGTAGCGTTTGAGCGCGAGGTGCAGGGCGGCGCAAAAGCAGGTTTTGGCTATGCTGGCGTTGATATGTCCAGCGGCACACCGATGACCGTACTACAAGAAAATGCTAGAGAATTTGATTATGCCATGTCAGTGGCAAAGTTCAACAACGAGACAACAAACCTACAGATTAGCGATCAGCAGGAAGATGCGCGATTGCAGGCACAGCTTGCCAGAATGGGCGGCGAGGCATCCCGTTCAGCGTACAGAAGCGAAGGCAAGGCCAGCCTAATCTCGGGCTTTGGCAACGCTGCATTAGGCATATCAAGATCAGGATACTTTGGATGAGAATACCAGTTTACAGATCTGATGCGCAGCGCACCAACGAAGCACCGGGGCGGTCATTTTCGGCGCGTATGGATGCCAGACCGTTTGTTGAGGCTGCACTGCAAAAAGGTGCATCCACCCGCGCACTGGCTGACGCTGTGGGCGCATATGCAGAGCAGCGCGGCAAGATGATTGCAGAAGCTGAATACAACGAAACAGCACTGGCGCTTGATGAGGAAATCCGCACAGCCACATATGATCTGTCCCGGTCAAACGATATTGGCAACATTTTTGATGGCAATAAGCTCTGGGAAAAAAAGATGAAAAGCATTCAGTCCAACGTGCTGGGCAGAGTGAAAACAGCAACGTCAGACGCAAGCTAGATTTCAGCTTTAACCAATCAGAGATCCAA